CCAAAGACTTCGATACCAATCCAGAACCTAGTGTCAATGGTGGGCTAACTGTCAAAGCTGATGGGACTTCCAAAAAGTTCCCTGACTCAGGTTGGATTTACCACCACAAATTCTTATGGGTAGCTGACGATTACACTGGGTTTGATGTTGAAGAGAGCAAGCAAAGATCACTTCAATGGTCAAGCCTTGATGGTGTTGATAAAGCTAGGATAGGGCAACGCAAGCACTGGGATGATAATGTTATCCCTAGGCTGAAGGAAAGTGAAGAATTCCCTTTGGCTGGTGAAGTTGTGTCAGGGCTAACTGTTAGATCAGAAGTCCCTAATACTGGATCTATCAGAGCATCTATAACAAATTACACCACATTGAAAGGGATTAGGGAAGTTCCTATGTCAGCTTTCAATGGTGAGTATGAAGTTACTTCCAGAACAAAAAAGTTGGCTGAAGAGATAGAAGAAACCAAAGAGATAAATCCATTGATTGTTGTCATTGATTCTGATGGGCCTTACATCCTTGAGGGAGCACATAGGTTCGATGCTCTTGGGATTTTAAAGGTTAAGTCATTCCCTGCTATGGTTGTGTTAGATGAAGATTAAGTTTTTATAAATAATACAAAAGGGTTTTTATAAAGTGGGCGATGGATGACTCAAAACTTATAGAGAGAATACTGGGAATTTCCATTGCTATTATTGCAATGATGTTTGTTTTACTCTATATGAAGATATGTAACGGTGTTTTAGACTTTAAAATATTTTAATCTGAGGGCATATGGATCTGATTGAACAAGAATTGATGTTAGAATCTGCTGATTTCAAGAAGCTCAAGAAGAATCAAGTCAACCTGACACCCGAAGAACGTGCAGTTGTGAAAGACAAAAAAGCGGAATGGTCAGATGGTCAATCTGCAGTTTGGAAGAGTGTTGATAAGAATGGGAAAGCAACATTCATAACTCATACTCATAGGTGTTATAATACCGCTCCTACAGTTGCTGGGGCTTGTGGAAGATTTCATAAATTCATTAAAGGGACGGCATAATATGAACAAAAAAGAGATCAAGCAAAAATGGATGGCAGAGTTCGAAAAGGAATGCTCCAAGAGAGATGATTATAAAGCTGGGCGAATCAACTGGGACACCGCTACCTATCTCTTCAACCAAGGGAAAAGCCCAGCTGAAGCTGCTAACAATTCTAAAGGATCTCTTTTCAAAGAAGATATTAGTAAGTTTGAACAATACCTAATTGAAGCTGAAAATATGGTCAAAGTCAGGGATGACAACGGAATCAACTATACAATCCCAAAGGATTTGGAAAATAAGTTTAGTGAGATTCAAGATGAGTTGATTAAAAAGATATCACCTAAACATAAAGGGTATATTGAAACCTACGATAAGTTTAGAGCTACTTTTAAAAAATACCAAACCACTAAGGAATAGTTATGAGTAAATTTGAAAAATACCTAGCTGAAATGGCAAGCCCAGAAGAACAAGCAATTGCCCAGGCAACCTCAAGGAACATGGGTGCAGTTGGGGCAAAGGCTGTTGTACCAAAAATGGTACGTCAATATGCAACTGAAAATGACAAGATCCTTGACTTTGGTGCTGGGAAAGCTGCAGCCCATACATTAGCTCTAAGGGGTGAAGGATTTGATGTTACTGCCTATGACTTCTCCCAATCAGAGCATCACGATCCTACAGCATTGAATCGTAAATACACAATGGTTTTTGCTTCCAATGTGTTGAATGTTCAAGGGTCTGAAGAAATGCTGATGCATGATACCCTTGGGCCAATTTCCAAAGTTCTCAAGAAGGGTGGTAGATTCATCTGTAACCTACCGTCTAGCCCTCTCAAAGGGCTGTACAATGGATTATCATACAAAGAGGCTATCGCCCTATTGGAAGAGAAACTAAGATCGGTATTTGCCAAGGTAGAACGGCTAGAAGGGTCAACTCCAATATGGTTGTGTACAAAATGAAATGCCCAGTGTGTAACTCAAAGAAGATCTCAATAACAATGGTACCTGGGATGACAACATACCCTGTCAAGGAATGTGACAAATGCCAATGTATCTACTACACAACTGAGAACGATAAAAAAGTGATTATGCATCAAGGTAAGATGTTAGAACTTCTACCAGAAGGAATGAAGCTTTAAAAGACCCTCATTATATAAGCATTGGTAAGATGTTCACCAACTTTGTCTAATGACAATAATCACTGAGGAATAGAGGGTGCCTCAAGAGGGACTAGAGAAATCTAGTCCCTCTTTTTATGTATAAATAATATAAAACTAACCAACATAGGGGGAATGTATATGGCAATCGAATTTAAAGAAGTCCAGATCTCTAGTAAGACTTTACTGGAAGCTCTCAACAAAAATAAACCTAATGAGATCGTTCTCATTACAAGTGACAACAAATGCTTGTTGATCAACGGAACTGCAAAGATATTCCAAGGGATCACAGCTCAACAAGCTAGAAAATTAGTATAAGGAGCAACTAATGAATGAATTACAAGTACAACTAAACAATAGGTTCAAAATCGAAGCAGGGGCAGCAATCATCTTGTTGATTTTGCTTGTATTCTTATTTTATAAGTGGAACCAAGCGGCAACAGAACACGCTGAGTATGTCAAAGCCCAGAAGACCAAGGAAACCACCGACAAGATCAACCAAGGCAAAAAGGAAGTCGAAGCTAGGGAGAAAGATTTGTACCCTAAAATTGATGCCAATATTGTACTCATAAATAAAAATATCAAGAGTATCAATGAGTCTATACTGAAACTTGAGGCTAATAAACCAACGAAGGAAGAGTCCAATGCAAAATTTATTGACAAAAACATCAATGAAATTAGTAACTTTTTCACTACTAATGGGTATAGCAACACAGTCATTAGCCGTTGATGGGATCTTCTTCAATGTCTCCAGTTCTAAAAAGTTAGCTGCTGACATTGATTTTTATAACAAGACGATCATTAACAACAATGCAGTAATTGTAAAGCTGAAAGATGCTAATGTCAACCTATTAGATCTTTCAAAAGAATATAAGACCAAGACAGAAGCTTTGATCCTAGACAAGGGTGTACTTTTAGCCAGAGGTGACAACTTCGAAAAAATATTCAACACATGCTCCAAAGAGTTGAATGAGTGTATTGAAAGCAGACCATCAAGGGCTGTATGGTTTGGATCTGGGGTCATTGCCTCACTAGTAATTGGTGTAGCCGCATTGTTAATAGCAAAATAAATTTAATGGAGTATGTGATGGCATATGAAGAGTTTCTAACTGAACACAAATCAAAGAAAACTGAGTTGAATGTTTTCTTATCAAACAAAACGATGCTTCAAGGCAAGATCACAGATTTTGACGAATCTTGTATCATCCTTGACAAATGCTTTATTCGTTGTAATGAAATTATTTCAATTACACCACAGAAAAAGTAAAAAATGATTGGATTAAGCCTACGAGAGTTTAGAAATGCTGTTTCCGATTTGGCTAGGCCAAATAGGTTTGAGGTATTGATTACCCCACCAGCAGTCTATGACATTTATACTCCAGAGCAATTGAGTATGCTGTCATGGATCGCTGAAACTGCACAAATCCCTGCTAGGACTCAAGGGGAAGTTCCAATCAAATTTCATGGAATGGAATACAAACTCCCAGGTGACTTTGCCAAAGAGAACTTATCAATTGGCTTCCTCAATACCTACGGCTGGGAAGGTAGAGCTTTCTTTGAACGATGGATGGATTATATACAAGAAATTGTTGGTACCAATAGAAGGGAATCAGCGTTCTCTTTATTAAACGATTCAAAGATTAGGGTAACCCAATTAGGCAGAACACGAAATGATGAGTTGGCTAGGTATGAATTTTATGATGTATATCCTACCAACATATCAAACATCGAATTGAACATGAGTGAATTTGATTCTGTTGAAAAATTCACTGTTGAGTTTGCATATTCATACTATGAGGCATTGGGATCTAACAATGGCTAAGTCACCACGAAGATTGATCACACCTCGCCATAACAAGTTTGATCCTACCAAAAGCCCATTGAATGAGTTTGGGCCTAGTGGATCTCCAGCTCAATACCCATATGACGTTAATGCGTCTGAGATTCCATTTGACTCAACTCAGTTTCATGTAAATTATCTTAAAAATCAGTTCAGTGATCTGGCAAGACCTAACCTGTTCAAGATCGATCTGTTGCCGCCAGAATCACTAATCAATGATATGGATATGTCTGTCAATAGTCTACTAGGGGTATTGGCAAAGTCAACTAAGATCCCTAGCATGACTGCAAAGGATTATGTCTACCAAAGAGCTGGTCAGAAACTTTATATCCCTACAGGGGAGATGGAACACGGTGATGCATCCATAACATTCTACAATGATTCCGATTTTATCCTACGATCCCTTTTCAATCGTTGGATGAGATTAGGGGTTCATAATTGGGATTATAACATTGGTGCTGTTCCTTCATTGGCTTTGGCTGGGCAAGTTACCATTTACCATTTCGATTACAGTTTAAAGCCTACATACTCGGTTGTATTGACCAATGCATGGCCTAAGACAGTATCTGAGATAGAGCTATCACAAGATGATGAAAACAAGGCAGAAGAGTTTACAGTTGACTTCAACTATACTTCTCAGCTGATATACAAGTCTTACAAGGACGAAGAATGAGCGATACCACTTCATACCTACATTGGTTAGACGTTGATTGGATTAAAGAAAATTCAACTATCAATGACAACCAAGGGTTACCATTCACTGACAGATTCGTTTGTCTGTTGAATGCCCCAGGTGGTGAGTTGAAAAAGAATGGTTGGCTTGAACTTCAAGTCATGTCAGTTGAACTTCCAAACTTTGGGATCGATCCAACTGAGCAAGAACTGAATGGGGCAAAACGATTCTATTTCAAGGGTAGATCTGACTCAGAACTTAGCATCACATTCATGGAAACCCCTGACCTGTTACTAAGACGATTCTTCTATGCTTGGTTACAAAAAGCAATTGATATCAATGAAACCTCTGGGGTTAGAAGATCGTATATGAATGAGTATATGCCATCCCCTTCAGAGTTTATCATCTTCCCTCTGAACTACAAAGGGACTGCCAGTTATGCCGACAGGTTTGTTAACATTTTCCCATATGACATATCAGGGATCAGTTACAACTATGGGCAAGCTGGGGAATTGTTAAAAACTACCGTCAAATTCAAGTACATGTACCATTACATGACTTCCATTAAAGATTCTAAACCATACCACATTTCAGAATCCGCTAGTGGATTTAAAGCTGCCAACTAAACAACGAAAAGGAGTAACACAATGTCATTACCAGAAATTAAGAAAGATATCAAGTATATCACAACTAAGGTTCCATCTGGCAAATCAATTGGGGTTCGTGGGTGGAAAGTTAAGGACGAGAAAGAACTTCTCTTTGCCCTTGAGGTTGAAGAAGACTTCGACAACAACAAGATCAACCACATCATCACCATGATTCGTGGGTGTACTGACGATGTTGGGAAGTTTGATACCCTATCGGAAAGTGATGTACTAAAGGCTGCAGTTGAGGTTAGAAAACTAGCCAAGGGTGACACAATTGAGTATAACTATGAATGCCCTCATTGTGCCAACAAATTCTTTGATGAGGTTAACCTAACCAAGGGGCTTACTACCAAAGACTTCGATCCTAAACCGCTCAATATCAATGATCAGTTGATTGTAACTTTCAAGGATCTTGATTGGAAATCGGTTGCCAAGATTTACGAGGAAGTTGATAGTTCAGCTAAGTTTGCATTCAAACAGATCATGCATTCAATCGATTCAATGACGATTGAGGGCAATACATACACTGAGTTTACCCCTGCCGAGGTTGAAGCTCGTATCGATGAACTTAGTTCAGATGAGTTGAAAATCATTTACAAGGGCTTTGAAGAGCGTCAATCTTCATGTGTTCTAAGTCGTAGCATTAAGTGTATCAAATGTAAGAAAGACATTGATGTTAACTTTGGGGAAATGCTAAGTTTTTTAGTTTTATAGTCTTTGATCAACCCATATCCACGATCTATACGATGATGTATACGATGAAGAAGGAAAGTGGGTTCAGCATTGATGAGATTTACGATATGTACCCTTTTGAAATGGACATATTTCATTCAATGTGTATCAAAGACATCAAAGACAGGATTGAGTTAAAACGTCAAGCTAATAGGTGATCACGTGGCTGAGAAAAAACAAAAAGATACCGTAGAAGAAAAGTTTAAAATCTTAACCACAAGATTTAAAACTTCTCTTGGTAAGGACATCAAAGATAGTGATATCACTAATGATGACCTTCAAAAAATTGTTGAATATGCCAGAACAATCACCGTGGGTGCATCAATTGAAAAGATTAATGATCATTTATTTCTTCTCAATAGAATAGTAAAAGATTTTAATAAGATCAAACCAGATTTACTTGACAAAGCACGTGATGCCAAAGTTGAAAGTGATCAATTAGATTTAGATGCTGCAACAATACGTGATAATATCAGAGTCATCAATGGTGGTGGTTTATCAGCTAATCAAAAAAAGAAACATATAAAAATAGAGAAAAAAGCACTCAAGCCTATTGAAGATAGGTTAGAAGCATTATCATTTATCACCAACCTTGACGAGCAATGTGAAGCAACTAAGAAAATCCTTGAAAAATGTGAAAAGTTTCTAAAGGGTGACCTTGGTGTTAAAAAGCTCATAAAAGTCAAAGATCAAGCTGGTAATATTAGTCTCCAAGAAGAAGGAGATGAACTAAGTTTAAATGATATTAAAGGGTTACAGAAACAAAAAAACAAAAAAGAAATGAGAACAAATCTAATTGGTGGGTTAGCATCTGCTTTGACAGGGAGTGCTTTACCTGCCATGATTCCTTCTGGTATTAGAAATGCTAAAGATTACATTAGTAACTTTAAAAGTGCTGGGAAGAAAGAAAAGTTGGCACTTACAGCACAAGCTGGGCTTGGTATATTAGGGTTCATGACAGGAAGTTCTGCGTTATTAATGGGTGCTTCCCATATGGGGCAGAAAGCAAACGCAGAGAAACAAAAAAAATCAGATAGAAGATCATTGTTAAAATTAATTGCAAGTAGCAAATATCACTCAAAAAAGAAAGACAAAGATCCTAATTATGTACCAACTGCTCGTAGTAGGAGCGGGGTGTTGTCACCAGACGTTGATGCTTTGGTTAAGATATTAGCTGCCCATAATCCTTCTCTTGCTCCTTTTTTGCGAGGGGGTGGTTTTAGTGCCAAGAATGGTGGTTACTTTGGTGTTCAAGGTGGGAATGAAGATGGGGCTGGTAGTACTATCAGTAACCTCAAGGTTCACGCTGGGGAAAGTGTAAAGGTCGTTCAAAAAGAAGATCCTGTTGTCAAGGTATTAGAAAAGACAAATGCGATCCTTGAAGATATCCGTCAATCCAATAAGGATATGATGGAAGATGCTGCAGAGGCTGAAGCACGAAAGGGTCTGCTTAATAAAAGTAAGAGTAAAACCGCTGAGAAAACTGATGGGCTTGTTGGTAAAGAAAAAGAAGATGAGAAGGATGAAAAAGGTGGTAAACCTTCCCTTCTCAAGTCTATGCTTATCAGTAAAGGTAGCCGATTACTTTCTAAGATTCCTAAAGTTGGTGGAATATTAGGGGCTGCTACTGGTGCAATGTCTGATGCAACCCCTGTCTATGTTGTCAATGCCTCTGAGATGGGTGGGGGTGGATTAGGTGGAGTAGCAACTTCAGTTGGTGGTATGGCTAGTTTGATCCCTATCTTAACTGGAACTGCTATGGTTGGTGCCGTTGCAACAATGGCATACCAAGCATACAAAACCAACAAAGATTTAAGAGAGTTAGATTACCAAAAAGATACCACATCTAAGTCAGGGATTGATAGAGATAATAACACATTTGATAATGTTAAAGCTGCTGCTATAGCTAAAGGGTTTAGTGAAGATAAAGCCCAGACAATGGCTATTCAAGATAATGTATATGGAGATCCCAAAGATAGAAAAGGGATTCTCAATGGCATGTCGTTATCTGAGTATTTCTTTGGAACTAAAAAGCAAGGGGCAACTCCTACGGCATATGCGGTTGGTGGATCTTTCGAAACAAATGGCCCACATAGTATGTTGGTCGGTGAAGCTGGGAGAGAAAATGTTTCAGTTACCCCAACTAACAAACCAATGCCTGTTATCATTAAAGATGACAAATCCAAACTAGCAAAAGAACAACTATCAGCCTTGAAAAGGACTGATAAGTTTAAAAATACTCAACCAATAATCAATGTTACCGCTGGGAAAGATGAAGAATCCGCTATGGCTACCCCTATGGCAGCTACAGGGTCTACATTTGGTAGTGCAATTTCAACTGGATTTGATTACATCAAGAGTGCTGTAAGTAGCCCTATTCAAACTTTCAAGGAATTGAAAAGTCGATTTACTAAGAGTGGTGGTAAAGAAAATGAAGCTCTGATGTTAAAAGAGTTGACAAATTCTGGCATCACTGATCCAAAACAGCAAGCAATCATGATGGGGCAATTGGCTCATGAGTCTGGTGGGTTTACCCAGATGAGAGAACTAGCCTCTGGGGATGCTTATGAGGGTAGATCAACCCTAGGGAACACCCAACAAGGGGATGGTCGAAAATTTAAGGGCAGAGGGTTTATACAGCTCACGGGTCGTAGCAACTATGCAGCTGCTGGTAAAGCTCTAGGGCTTGATTTGGTCAACAACCCAGAACTTGCAGCTGAACCAAAAATTGCTGCTAAGATTGCTACTTGGTATACCATGAAGAGAGTCGATAAGAAGGCTCTGGCTGCAGGGGATGTTGTAGGGGTAACCAAGAGTATCAATGGTGGGGTAAATGGCCTTGATGACCGTATAGCGAGGACTCAGGGCTATATGGAAGGTGGGTTGGCTAAAGTCATTCCTAAAAATGTGTCAGAAGGGTCAATTGCTAACATCAAGAACAATGCTGCAAATGGATCTGAAGGGATTAATCTCAAAAACAGAGAAGTTGCAACCGATCTTGCTAACAAGGCAGCTACAGCCAAAGGGACTCAACAGGCTATAAATAACATTACTGTTGGTGGGTCTGCTCCAGCGCAAACTCCAACACCAAACATCTTTACAGGAGATCAGATAAGTTATGCTGCTCGTCTAGCAAAAGCTTATTGATAACATATGGCACTTACATTTCCATTAAAATTTGAAAATGGGATTCCTTGGATTTATTTTAAGGCATATGAGTATCAATGCCCTATCCCTGGGATTGATACAATAACCAATTTAGCTGGTAGAAAAGAAGCAGGTGCTAATATTGGTTTATACATGCCAGGGAATTTTACAGAATCTGCCTCTGCAGATTGGGCACCCGAAGATGTGTTTACTGGTAGTGGGGGTAATTGGTTAGCAACCGCTGCATCTAATGCTATTAAAGGTATTGGTGAAAAGCAAGGTGGGCATAAAGTAATATCAAGTTTATCCGCTCTTTCTGCTAGATCTCCATTCCCTACAGACATTATGATTTTTAGAAATGTAAACCCATTGGGGTTCACTCTTAATTTTGATATGATTCCTTACGATAAAGCGGAAGGTGATGCAATTGTAGAAATTATTCAAACTTTCAAAAAATTTATGATGCCTCAGATAGATAACTCTACAGCAATTAAAGGAGTTGTGTTAAAATTTCCACCTGTATGGGATCTATCATTTGAAGGTATTAAAGGACTTGGGATAACTGAGTCTAAATATAGAAACATGGCAATAACTAATTGCAGTGTTTCATATGTATCAGGCAACGAGGGGGCATCTGTTTATCATGACAAGAATCCTACCCAAGTAAAACTATCATTAACATTTACTGCTATTCAAAAATTCTTTCTGGAATAGGATAAACAATGGCAGATTTTTCATACCTAGATCAGTTCTTAGACATAGAGATAAACTTAACAGAGTACCTAAACTCTGTTCCATCTACAACTACATACACACTCACTAACAAACAACCAGTTATAACAACTGTAAAGAACTTGTTCAGTAAGTATGAAGTTATCTATGACTACAAAACTAACATCAACCTACTCATAAACTACAAAATCAAAGAGTTTGAATTCATTGAAACAGTATCCTACAGTGTATACGGCTCCCCTGAGTACTGGTGGATCATTGCCCTATTCAACAACATTCAAGATCCACTGGTTGATTGGCCTTTGTCACAGGAACAAATGATCACCATAGCTACCAACCTCTTTGAAAAGGAAAGAAAATATAATTATAACACATACTTGGATTCAATTTCAACACAGAACGAAACCAAACGTGACATTATTGTACCTAAGAGTGATATCCTCAAGGACATAATTTGGAAATATCGTCAGGCTCTAATGGCTGGTAACTAATGGAAAATAACAAAACAGTTGAAATTGTTAAGATTAGTAAAGTTACCATCAAGGGCTACACAATTGAAACATCATTCATCACCGATGTTGAAATTTACGAGTCAATAACTCAGCCTGGGATCACTGGATTCATGTCAATCAAAGATTACCAAGCTCTACAAGAGATTGGTTACATCTTTGCCGATGATGAAGTTACCATAACATTTGGTGTTGACAATGACGAGGCAAATGAGTTAAACTTAAAGTTTAAAGTATTCACCAATGAAGGGTCAAGACAACTTGCCCTCAACACATATGACTTCCTGAGAATCGGGTTCTGTTCCCCTTGGTTGATTGATGGATTGTCACGACTACTTTCCAAACCATACGAAAACAAATTTGTACATGAGATTGTCAAGGATCTTCTTCTTGAGTGTGGGGCAGAGATAGGCTTTATTGAGCCTACAAAGACCAAATTAGAGAACTTCGTCACTCCCCTATGGACACCATACCATTCAATCAAACACATCTTAGGATTCGCTATAAACGAGAATAAGATAGGGGGATACCTCTGTTGGACTGATCTTAAAACTGGGAAGGTGAATGTCACCACTTTGGACTACATGCTCAAGGGTACATTAGGGAAATATGAAAACCCTGGGTTCATTGTCAACCCTGCCAACTTGAGATATGTCGGTAGGGTCAAGAGCATGTCAATTGAAAGCTCATATGACACTATCAGAACCATAAATACTGGGCTACCAAACATCAAATACCATGCTTTGAACTACGATACTAACAAGATCGTAACTACAAAGAATGATATCACCCAAGACAAACAAACACGATTGGGAACTAAGTTTCCAATTCTTAATAAGTATAAGGATAAGAAGTATATAACCAACAAATTTGTATCTTTGTTCCCTGAGACTGCTAACTCAATTGCCTCTGACGAAACAAAGATCACTGACCTATTGAACGGATTGGAAAGTGCTAACTATGCTATGTTGGCTACTGACATTTTTAAGATCAACATTGAAACATTAGGGGAAACCAAAAGACGGGTTGGTTGGCTGGCAGATCTGCAGTATCCCTCAGTTGCAGCTAACTCAGGGTCGGGTGGGGATAAGACCGACAACAAGATGTACAAAGGTTATTACCTCATTAGAGAAATCAAACATCAGTTTTCATTGTTTGATGATTACAATCAATACATTACCCTAGTCAGTGACGGTTACAAGGAACTACCAATTGACCTCATATCATGGACAAAATAGATGCTAGGTAAAGAAATCTCATTAGTGAATGAAACAACATTGGATGGTATTTTCATTGCCAAGGTTGTTGACAACGCAGATCCCAAGGCTCTGGAACGTGTCAGGGTACGTGTGATTGGTGTTCATGATATGGAGAATGAGGATAAGAAAAATTCAATATGGGCCGCTCATCTTTGTCCGTCAAAGCAAAACTCTGGTGAGATCCCAGATGTTGACGATTTCTTGTATGTACAATTTCTTCAGAGAGATCCTAGCCACTGTTTGTGGATAGGGTGGTGTAGGGTGATCAGCTAATGTCATTTTTTGAACGAGATAAATCACAATCATCTACATCAAAATACATACAGGCTAACAAGACTACAGCTGATGGTGGGTTTACTGCTGATGCCGCTGTTCTCAAGGGTACCCCTTCAGACAAGATCATTACCCCTCAACTGAAGAGTGATACCAATGAAGTTATAACATTTGAGGCTAATCCACTGGCAAAACTTCTAGGGTTCTCAGCCTCATTGATCCCTACAACTGAGCAGACAAAGGTAGAAGAACCTAAACCTACTGATAATAAAGCAGAGTATGGAAAAATACAAGTCAAAGAAAACAAGGCTGGATTTATTGTTATCAATGACGAAACCCCAGGCAATGTTCGTTATATCAATCTTCACCCAACTGGAACTTACAATGCCATGTTGGATAATGGCGATTACAACATCAAAGTTACCAATGATAGACAAGAAATCACTGATGGGAACTGGAACATCACAACCACAAAAGACAAGATTGAAATTGTCTCTGGGAACAACAGGATAGAGATTAGAAAGAACTTAACAGAGAATGTTAAGGGGAACTTCGATCTAAATGTTGGTGGGACTCAGAATAACGTAGTTGGTGGTGATGTAAGTGATGACTTTAAATCGACTTACACTGGTAAGATTGCTGCTGACTATACTGAAAGTGTTGGTGGGAACAAAAAGGAAACCACTTCGGGGAACCTTGAAGAAAAGATCTCAGGGGATCACAAAGAAAATGTTCAAGGTTCTTTAACAATTACAGTGATGGGTAACATTAACATTACTGCATGTGGTACCACTAATATCAATAGTGCAGGGTCAGTTAACATTGCATCAAATGCCCCTGTCAATATCAAATCATCTAGCTTGGTCAACATATCAGCCCCAGCGATTAAACTAGGATAACTATGAGTTTTGACTTCAAAGCAAAATTAGAGTTGATGCCTAAATCTGCATCCGATACAAACATGCTCTTTGCTATCCCATATGCTGAGTACAGGGGATATGTGTTGATCATGGATACTCTTTTGTTGGGCCATTCTTTCCTACTTGATGGTCTAACAAAAGGAATGGATACTGTCGATGGAGCAGCCTATAACACAATCATCAAGGGTGTTGGTGGGTTGAATGCTATCCTAAAATCTTCTGGGCTTGATAAACTGAATGTTGATATCGATCTTGATGCCCTAGGGAACGTAGGTGATGCATTAGCATTGACTTGTGTTGATTACTTTGGTTCAATTCCACAGGATCTGTTCAATGTGTTCCAAGACTTCAAACATAGGGTAAACACAAAAGTTAAAATTGGTTTACCTGCTGGGTTGGTATCTGGGTTAGCTGGTGAATTATTACGTTTGAAAGATGATGCAATGAAAGCTGTCCTTGGTAGTGTAATATTTGAGGCTGCTGTAAGCCCTCTGTTGGTCTATGAGGGGTTTATCAGGGACAATGGGATTGACACCATGATCAAACGTATGGAAGCCCTTGAACGCTGTATGACGAATCCTAAGATAGGTCACCGTCCAAAGAGCGACTTCATGCATCCAACTGAACGTGTTCTTTACTCTCAACATTTCAAAACCAAGTTTATGCTCAACTCCAAAGGGCAATTGAGCCTCAAACTCTTCCCTGGGGCTACAACAGCAACTAAAAAAGCTAAAATGTTTAATGTTATCAAAAAGGTACAAGCCTTTAGGATTACGATTTAATAAAAATCACATTTATCTAGTAAATTCCATAGTTCCTTGGTTGTTAATGGATCTAAGACACTCAATGGTTTTACAATTGGGTCGCATGTAGGGCAATACTCAGTCTCTATTGTATTATGACAATTTGGGCAATGGAACTTCCCGCAGATACACTTCTTTAGCATTACTTACCACCATTAATGAATTTTTGGTATTCAATGAAAGCCTTAATCTCCCATTGCTTGTTCTTAAGGGTATCAAGGACAGAATCTACAAACTGCAGAATCTCCTTGATCGTCAAACACTCATGAAGTAAAGTAACATAAGCAGGGTCACTTTCAATGAAAATGTTATACTGTTCCTTGGTATCCAACTTCATAGGGAAGTCGGTGTGATAGAACTCATATGATGCCCTGTACTGTTTCTTTCGTTTCTCTTCGAAGTCTCTGTATACCCTTGACCATTCCGTTTTGATCGTGATCCATTTGATCAAACAGTTGGTGACGGTGAACGCTTCATTAAGATTGGTCTTGTCTAGGGTACAATCATTCTTGGCATCGATCTTTAGGGACTTGTACTTTTGATAAATTTTCTCCAGCATTGTTTCATCTGCCATTCTTTAACCTCTCTATTTCCAATTCAAGTTTCATAATCTCTGCAGTAAATGTGAAATTTTCTTCGTCCCTGATTCTCTTTTGTTCATGCCCAAATTTCCAGCCCTCTTCCCAGTTAGCATTGGCAGCTTTCATTCCAGCTTGATACCCTGCTTGCCACTTTGCGGGTAAATTGTCCATTGCTCTTTTGGCTATCCCTTGAACTTTTTCAAGGCTAGATTTTAGATCATCTATCTGTTTTGAAAGATCAGCAAATGCTGCATCATTTTCAATTTTCATTCAAATTTTCCTTATAAATAAAGGCATGGAAAGAAAACACGACATAATTATCCACCTACAAACCTATGCGACAGTTACGATTGAATGTAACAATACCATAGCAGGGGAGCTAAGTCAATATTTTTCAGCCTTTGCTGCGAACTATCGATTTGCCCCTCTATTCAAGAACAAAATGTGGGGCGGTAAAATATACTTCTTCAAATTGGCAACCAATGAACTCCCTATCGGGCTTGTTGAAAAGTTGTACGAGTTTGCCAGATTGGGAAAGTATACAATACATTGTACATATGAGCGACATAATTGTATAAAACGTGAGGATCTTCAAAAATTTGTGGATTCCCTTAACCTACCTTTCCCCATGCGAGATTACCAGTTCGAAGCCGTTTATGATTGTATTACCAAAAAGATCATAAATGTACAAGCAAACACAAGTAGTGGCAAAAGTCTTATAATTTATGTCATTGCTAGGTTCATGGTCTACATGAAGAAGAAGATGATCATCATTTGCCCTGCTACCCAATTGGTGGAACAAATGTTTGGTGACTTCATATCCTACGGCTGGGAAGCTGAACGATATTGCCATAGGGTATATGGTGGGCAAGAGAAGTTCTTCAATGCCCCTGTAACCATTTCTTGTTGGCAATCCATGATCACCACTAAGGTTAGGAAAGAAAACCCCTACGATAGCTTCTCATGTCTTCTGATCGATGAAAATCATCTAGGGGCAGCAAAGTCAATCGCTGAGTTGAGTAAAGTGTGTATCAATGCCGAATACCGCTTTGGGTTCTCAGGGACATACCCAGAACAAAGTATAGCTGATTGGTATACCATTGTTGGATCTACTGGGCCTATCAAAACTTTCACTACCTATAAGAAGTTACAGGCTGATGGTCACATTACCCCATTGAAGATCTACAACGTCATGTTGAACTATAGTCGTGACTTCAAACTTCAAGTCTACAATGAATGTGGTACCGATTACCAGAAGCAAAGTGACTTGATATACAATAACCCTGATCGTAACCAGTTCCTATTGAAGATGGTGCAAAACCTCAAAGAGAATTGTTTGATCCTGTTCACCAAGAAAGAAGGGCATGGTTATGGTATCAGGGAACTCTTTGAAAATGAACTCAAAGATAAACACCTGATCTATATCGATGGTGACATTAGTGTTGAGGATAGGGAAAAGGCAAGGAAGATCCTTGAGACTAGGAATGATGTGGTCATGTTGGCTACCTATGCTCTCATGTCTACTGGTATCAACATGAAGAACCTTCACTCTGTTATATTTGCATCAGGGTACAAGTCCAAAACTAAAACACTACAATCTATAGGTAGGGTATTACGCTTGTCACCTGGGAAGAAACATGCTAAACTGTTTGATATAGTTGACAACCTATCTTTCCAAGATAGAGTTAATGACATAAAGTTCATTAACCACTCCATGAATCACTATAAGGAACGGTCAGAGTTTTATAGGGTAGAGGAATGGGATGTAAAGACAGTCAAATATGACCTAAAGTGACCCTTGTGGCCTAGGGCTGTCAAGAGTGTATATATAATATTAACAATATAACTAGTATGGTTTTGACTTTGGTTTTGACTTTGGTTTTGACTTTGGTTTTGACTTTGACTTTTGTATCTACCCAGAGGCTGATTGGGCATAACTAGAGCGGCATAGGACAATCTCATGGATTATCCAGTACTCAGTATGCCCAATCCCGATAACGGTTTGCATCTACCCTTTCGGCTTCATGGGGTTCATGTCAGGAAAAGACTGCATGAACTTCTAGAGACTTTGAGTGGTAACTTTCTCCACCCGATATGCCCTCTCTCCAGACACCTTCACTGAACCAGTGGAAGTGACATCGTAAGGTTGGGGTGTGCATATCTGGCACATTGTACCCCGAAGAATCTCTTTTGCCCATAGTGCCGCAGCTCATAAACAAAGAGATTGGAAATGTAACAATTCTATTTATACTCCAGTTTTACTTCCAAAGTCAAATCGAAATTCCAACTACCTGATATATAAGATATTTTGCCATTTCGGGTTGACTTTACCCTTTGTGTTATTGTATAGTCAAATTTGACATTCTCACCTGGGGGCATAATGTATTTAGTAAATGATAAAGCGAACTATGATATCCATTGTGGATTTGAACTAAATGAACAGAAACTTATGAAAAGTTTGCATAGAATCAATAACTTGTTAGAAGAAATTCCAAGTAAGATATATGTAAGATTAGATTCAACCACAATAAGTGGGATCATAAGTTCACATGTTGTATTGGGGATAGAAGAAAATACAGATTCTAAAGGTAACCCACACTCACATGGCAGACCTGATTTACTCCCATCTAGTTTACATATTTCAAAAAGTGGTATATATACCACTGGGTTAGAGATAAAATGTACCCCTGGGGCAGTTGATGCAAAAAAGTATTTTCTTGAAAAGTGTACCCCAAGGATAAAGTTTATAGATGATATCAAATGGACAAGTCACCATAATTTTGTAAGAAGTGCGTTGTACACTCTATGGGATTATAACACAAATGGGATTCCGTTTATAACTGCATGTATGTTAACAAAATTGAATCAAGATTGTTTTAGTACGTTTAAAAGATCAAGTAATGCATGTCGGATATTACCACCAGCACTTAAGATGATAGCTTCAAATTGGGTGGTGTTGTATGATAACCCATTATATATAAACACTTATTCTAGGTTGCTAGGGAAAAATTTATTGAGCCATACCACAGTTCATTTTGATAGGGATGATGTTGAAGTACCTCGCAATAATCTATCTGAGTTTTTTAATTGACCATAAACTAAAAACCGTCTATAGTCAAATTATAGAGTTTGATCAAACAACAAAGGAGATTCAATCATGTTCCAACCTTCCCCACAACAAGCAGACTTCTTCAACTGGATTCTTACTGGTAAGGGTTCATGTGTTCTTGAAGCTGTTGCTGGTTCTGGTAAGACCACTACCCTGATTGAAGCTCTTAAAATCATGGAAGGTTCGATCTTCTTTGGCGCATACAACAAGAAGATTGCCGAAGAAATCAAATCAAAGGCACCTTCCAAAGCAGGGCTTGTCATTTCAACCATTCATGCAGCTGGTCTTGCCGCATGGAAAAAGGTTGCCCCTAAATGCCAGATCGATGGTTACAAATGTCGTGCAATCTATCGTGCAAACTTCAAGGGCAATGACTTCTATGAACTTGAAGGTGCAATTCTTTCATTGGTATCATATGCCAAGCAAGCAGCAATTGGCGCAGTTTGCTCTGCAGCTGATGAATCAGTATGGTACGAACTGGTCAACCACTTCAACATCGATTGCCTTGACAAAGATGAAGTAGTTGTTAAGACTGCCCAGAAAATGCTGGAATTGTCAACACAAAAAGATGTAGATGTTGTTGACTTTGACGATATGATCTTTTCCCCATTGTTCCACAAAGTAACTGCCCAGCAGTATGATTGGGTTTTAATTGACGAGGCACAAGATACCAACGCTTCCCGTAGGGCTTTGTCGCTCCTGATGCTGAAAAGGGGTGGTCGTTTGGTAGCAGTTGGTGACCGTCACCAAGCAATCTATGGCTTCACTGGCGCAGACTCTGATGCACTTGACCTCATTGGTGCAGCAGTAAGTGCAGTTCAAATGCCTTTGACTGTAACTTACCGTTGCCCTAAATCAGTTGTCCTTGAAGCACGTAAGTATGTTTCCCACATCACCGCTCATGAGTCAGCTATTGAGGGTACCGTTTCTCAATTCAATGGTGATCTGGTTAATGTCGTGAAGCCTGGGGATGCAATCCTTTGCCGCTTCAATGCACCAATCGTAGAGTTGGTTTACCGCTTCATTGCAAATGGTGTTGCAGCCAAAGTTGAAGGTCGTGAAGTTGGCAACGCAATGAAAACTCTGGCAAGACGCTACAAGTCAAAAACCTACTCCGTTCTGGTTGAGCGTGTTGAAGCATTCGCAACCCGTGAAGCTGCAAAGCTCCGCATCAAGGAAATGGAGTCGATGGCAGTTGCTGTAGAGGACAAGGTTCGTTGCCTTAAGGTTATCATTGCCAGAGCACAAAAGATCGATCCTAAGACCTCTGATCCAGTTGCACGTGTATGTGACGAGATCGATTCGATCTTTGCTGATGGTGTTGATACCAAATGTGTTCTGCTCTCTACGATCCACAAGTCAAAAGGTCGTGAGTGGAAAAACGTGTACTTCCTTCAAACTGGCCCAGCAAAATGGGCAAGAATGGAGTGGGAACTGGCACAAGAGCAGAATCTTCTCTATGTTGCAGTTACCAGATCCCAAGAGAACCTGTTCTTGGTTCCACCACCAAAGAAAGGGGAGCGTTAATGGATAGGAGATTTGATACAAATCCAGAACTTGAAGGGTTAAAAACAAGACCTTATTGGATATTGAAACGATTGGATATTCATAACAAAGAACAACTTTTAAAAAGAATTAATGATGACTCTAATTTCCCAAAAACTATCTTAGCATTGAATAATGCAGGTAAAGGCTCAATACGGGAAATTTATGCATGGGCTGGGCTTGAATATATAAACAAAAATGTTACATGGGCAATACAGATATTGAAACAACATGGGTACAAGGTGGAGAAAATATGAACTGCCCAAAATGTGAAGTGGGTTCCTGTGTTTCAGAATCCGCTTCATTTGACAACCCTGAGACAATGCTAATTCATCCTTTCTTGGTATACACATGCATTGATTGTGGGTATATATTCGAAGGAAAGATAAATAATAGATACCAACCTTAAGTGGAGTATCTATGCAAATCAAGAATTTTAAACAATTCATAAACGAAGCAACCAGTGTGAAAGAAGCTCAAGAAATTTTTAATGAGTTTAAAGCAAAGTTAGAGTCAAAGTATCAAGAGGTAAATCCAAATTTCAAAGTCTTGGGGTCTAGTCATCTTTTTGATAGGGTAGTGGAAAGACTGAACAACAAGAATGAACTTACGAACATTTTCAATAAGGTCTATGATCGATTTTTCAAGTCTACATTTCAAAAAGGCTTTTCAACCCAAATCGATCCTGGGGCTTTTAAGTTGTCGCCAAGTAAAGAATGGGAGATCCAACATAAGATTTTTATTGACCCTAAAAACTTTAGGTGTATAGTATATACTGTAAAGCCTATTATTGTTGGTAAAGATGTAAATGGGATCGCCAGCATGAATTTCATCACTATAAACGACTTGAACAGGGATGGGAAGAACAACCCAGCTTATAGAAACACAACTGCAATCACTGAATCCATAGATTGGGATACCATAAACGAAATTGAAGATTGACAACGAAAGGAACAAACTAATGAAAAGAGAAATCCAGTTCGTGGAAGTTTGGGATAAGCCAACATTAAAAGGATTCCCATCAAAGGAATCAATCGTAGTTACAATAGCGTTATATCAATATGATGGGGATGCTACAGCTGGGTATGCATTCAAGATGCCTGGGGATCAACATGTTCCTCGTATTGGTAGAGGCATAGCACGACATGCAAAGTATAGTAATCTGTTTGATGTTAACCCAACATGCCCTGAGAAGTATCTTTTAAGGTACCTTGATGTTGTTAATAAAAAGTTCCCCAGTAAGATAATGGATAGGTTAAAAGCCATAGCAGGGGTTTCAAGTATTGGAATGAAGTCTTCAGCCTATAAGTATCGTATCCAACCTGCTACGATCAACTACATAGAAGACTAGGAGAACTATCATGGTAATATTTTCAGAATGCCCTGAGTGTCATCAATCAAGTACAGTGACACATA